CAGAAGATATTAAGCGGTGGGTGGAGGAATGTCTGCATTGCTACACTACGAACTGGCTGGGCGACGGCGCACACACGGAGCTTGTAGAGGGTGCTGTTCGATTTGAGCACGACCCCGACAGCGAAGAAATGTACCTGTATGTAGACAAGAGTGCTCATATCGAGGGGACGAGAAGAAACTTCATAGAAAAAGGCGAGTATGTGGACTTCTGCGAAGAGGGCAAGAAGTCGATCCTCATTGTGAACATGAAAGCTGCATGGAATATCGAAGAGCAACCCTATATTGAAATGTCCCAAAAGTACAACTTGGATTTTAGAGTGTACGGCTATGAAATGGGCATGGAGTTCAACAAGGAAATCGAGATCGTAGAGGGCGAGATCGCAACGTATCGGCTGATCCAATTTAAGGACTACAAGTGGGAATGCCCTGATCCGAAACTTGGAGGGTGAGCGATGAAAGTTCTCATAGCCTGCGAGGAAAGTCAAGAAGTGTGCAAGGCTTTTCGGCGCAGGGGGCATGAAGCGTATTCGTGCGATATTCAAGAGCCGTCCTGCTCCTGTCCGAAGAGGGCAAGGCCGCAGCATTTATTCCCGGCGTGGTCGCCGTTATCCTGATCGGTGTGTCCTGTGTGTCCTACGTTCCCACCGGCTACACAGGCATTGTGACCACGTTCGGCAAAGTCGAAGATGGCACAAAGGACGCTGGTGTTGTGTTCAAGTCACCGTGGCAGTCTATCGTCAAGATGGATAATCGTGTTCAGGAAATGAACATGGATTTATCGGCGTTCAGTTCTGACATTCAGGAAGTCGCCACGAGCGTTGCCGTTGGCTACCGGATCAACCAGCAGAATGCCATGACGATTTACAAGTCGGTCGGCAAGAAGTACGAGGACACTCTGATTACTCCCCGTGTGCAGGAAACGGTCAAGGCCGTGGTCGCCCACTACGATGCAAGCAGTCTTATCTCGAACCGGGATGCCGTTGCATCACAGATGGACACGAAGCTGCGGGAAGTACTGGCAGAGTACAACATTGACTTGCAGTATATCAGCGTCACCAACTTCGACTTCACCGATACCTTTACGGATGCCGTTGAAGCCAAAGTAAAGGCCCAGCAGGAAAAGGAAAAGGCGGAAACCGATGCGGAGAAACGCCGTGTTGAAGCACAGGCCACGGCGGACGCTGATCTGATTGCGGCCAACGCCGAAGCGGAGAAATCCAAGGTTGCGGCGGACGCGGAGCTGTACGTTGCCGAAAAGAAAGCGGAAGCAAACCGCGCCCTCAATGACAGCCTGAATAGCAATTTGCTGGAGTACTACCGGATCACAAACGTCGATTCCCTCTGGAATGGCGAACTGCCTACATACGTTGGCGGTGATGGCAGTATTCCCATCATCAACGGGATCAACTGATTTTCTCCTACCGGAGCCGCCCGGCGCGGCGGCTCCATTCTATGAGCATGGGGACAGGCCCCTACCGGTTCAAGCCCGGAAATGCCCGAAAACAACAGGAGGAAAGGACAATGCCGAAATACTTAGTCATGCTGCGGTGCAGCAGAGCAAGAAGCAACGCAAACCGCCATAGGCAGGAAACACCGGCCTATCTGCCGTACCGCATAGAAGCACCGAAAGCACTTGAAGCGGCGGACAAGGCAAAAGAAGAAGCGGCCCTGTACTACCCGCAGTACCAGAAAATCCAAGTGGACAGCGTAACGGAGGTGCGGGGTCGGTGAATAGGTACTATATCAGCGTTGCCGGTTGGAATGGTGCTGGCGTGACTGCGCCGTGCATCATCATCGGACAGGAATTTGAAGCGGAAACGGAACGTGAAGCCGGTGAAGCGGCGGAGAAATCCGCAGACGAACAGTTCCCCGGATATGCGCCGTTTGCAGTTATCAGAAAGGTGGTTTGAATATGAAACTTTCGGGAGTTACAAAGATGGTGAAGCGGCAGCTTGTGTGCAATGTCTTTCACAATGTCGCGAGTGACGATTTTTACATCGGAACAGCGTCGGCTATCTACTGTGCAACGGGCTTCCCACTCCCGCTGAACCGCAGCCAAATGGGTGCGCTGCTGGGAATCAGCGAAGATACCATGATCGAAAAGGTGGTCTACAACGATTTTGATTGCGCATACAAAAGCGATCTTGAGGGGTTCAATCTGGACGACAATGTTAAGAACGAAGTAGAAGTAAAGAAAATGGCCGTCGGCATCTACTACATGGGAGAAACGCTTATCCCACTGGCGACGGAAGATAAAAAGATGGCTGGCCTTATCTGCTGGTCGCAACTTGCGCCGGTTGAAGATGAAATCAAGAACAATGGCTTCATTCGATTCTACCAAAGAAAGCTCGGCAACGGAAGAACGTACTTTGTGGTAAAAAACGGTATGAGAGTACGAGCAGCCGTAACGTCATACTCGTTGAACGAGTATGCGGAAGCAACACTGCAAGAGCTGGTAGCTATGCTGGCAGAAACGCATACTGGCGAACAGGAAGAGCATGAACAGACATTCGATGATCTGCCGGATGAAGCGGAGGACGAAGCAGACGATGAAAAGGCTTGACGCTATGTACAAGTGCCGCCTGTGCGGAAAAGAGTATGTGGAGTGCTCCACCGGCGGAGAGAAAGGAAACCAGCAGTTTGTAATGGGCGTAATGTATCGGGCTGTCCGCCAGAAAAAGCCGGAAGAGGTAATGGAACCGACGCTCTACGAATGTCATTCCTGCGGTGGTGGAAATTATGGCGTTGCTGATTTTCTGGGGTTCAAATTAAACGACAAGGAGGACACAGAATGAGAGGTAGACCAGAATTTTACGTCAGAGTTATGTGTCCGCCGTATACCGCCGAAGATGCTGAATTTTTGGCCGAGAGAAATAAAGCTCTTGAAGAAGCCGTGAACAGAATAGCGGCTGAAAATTTTGAATTACGGGAGGATAACCGGAATCTCAAAGAGAGTTACAGGTATTTGAGCACGACTAGAATCGAAGAAAAAAAGGAGCTAAAGGAGCAAAGCGAAAAGTCGATTCTGTACAGAACGACCGTTGGCGTTACGCAATGGGTAATTTACTGGCTGAACGCTGCTGTAAAGGCTGGAAACTGGTTGATCGGTAACTTGCTGGACGACATAGACCGTTTCTGAACGGAGGAAGAAAAATGCAAGATAAATACATCAACGCAACGAAGCTGATCGAACGGCTAAAATGCGAGAAAAGAAGAGAAGTCGCGGAAGCGGCGAGCAATCCGTTTTCAACCGGTCCCGCGCCGGAAATCAGAATATCGCAAATCTATGACGGTGTTGTGTCTGTTCTGGAAAAGGAACCGGCGGCAAATGTGGTTCCGCGCCCTGCTCCAAAGTGGCCGATATGCCAGAATTGCGGTAGGCCAATGGTCTATTGTGGAGAAGAAAACACGGACGGAATTGTCTGGAAGCGGTATTCGTGCAAGGACTGCTATAACCAGTTCTGTGCAAGAAGAATGCTGGCAGGAGAAGAAACATGGCCGAAATGATAAGTAAGCAGCATTTATTGGAGCGGATCGACACGACGGGAAAAGGCTGCGAATATGAAGGCAAGGAATTTCTCGCATATCAAGAAGCAATGCTGGCCGTAGTAGAGTTGATCGAGAAAGAACCGGCGGTCGAGAAAGAATATGATGTGATGTTCAGCGGGACAGAACACATAGATTCACCGGGACCAGCACCGGTAGTTGGTTATAGAATCGCGGCGAAAAGCTGGGAAGAAGCTGTGCAAAAAGGTAAATTTTATGCAGAAATGCAGCACCCGGCATTTATTCCGTTTGCGTTTGCAGGGCCGGTAATTGAAGTGCCAAAAGAAGAACTTGAAAATTTGGAAATGGAGAAAAAATAATGGACGCAGTAAGAAAAGATGTTCGTCGTCTGGTAAACAAGGAACTGGCAGAAGCGAACAAACGCTTCCGCCAGTTCGCAAGTCCGCATGAGGGACAGAATGTTGTCCGGGAAGAGCTGGAAGAAGCAGAACAGGCGATTGTGCCGCTGAAACTCTACATCGAAACACGGATGTGGAATGCAGTCAAGGCAAACCAGACCGTGCCGAAAGATGATTTCAGGGCAATCCGGGAAGCGGCTATCAATCTGGCCGTTGAAGCTATTCAGGTAGCGGCAATGGCGAAGAAGTTTGAACACGGACAGCGGAACAACTGGCCCGGCGCAAGGGAGGATAGTCATGGAGAAGAAAAAGAAAACCGTGCCGGAAGTGGAAACGGTGACAATCACCATGAGCAGACCGGTGGCGGAAGCGGTAAAGACCGCCTGTGAGTGGTATCTGAGGTTGCACATGGGCCAGTTCTGGGATATGGCCGACGATCTCTGCATGGAAAAATTTTATTCTGATCTGGAAAACAATGTGTATGAGACGAACGAGCAGCGGGAGAATGCTTTTGACGTTGCCCTGCATCGGCGGGATACCATGCGGGAGGAAATGGAAAAGCTGTATAACCGTTGCGTTCTCCCTGCTCCAATTTCGGATGTGATGAAAATTCCGTACAGAGCGGAAATTGTATGGCTGGTAATTCGACACGCGCTGTCGTGGCACGACAACCCGGACGGCGTTGCAGGGTGCGTCAGCTATTATGCACCGTTGAACCGCAGCGATCAGCCGCAGCCGAAAATAGAGCTGAAACTGAAAGAAAAAGGTGAAGATCATGGGTAGCGTCTTACAGGTAATCGGCATAATGCCGCTGAAAAAGAACGTCCCGCACCCGCGGACGGCAGATTGGAAACTGAAAACCTGCCCGGAGTGTGGCCGGGAGTGCTGGTATCCGACCAACAACGCGAAGCTGGTTTTGCGGGTCAACCCGGATATGAAGTTTGTTTGCTCGGAATGTGCGCTGAAAGCTGGGAGGAATTGAGATGGAACAGTTTACCAACACGGAAGAGCTGCTTCGGAGAATCCGGGAGAACGTGCCTGAAATTTTGGGCGGCGAAAATAACCCGGATATGGAAGATGAAGTGGAACAGATCATGTGCGTGGTCGAGAGCGCACCGAGGGTCGCCCCGGAGGGGGTGCGCCCGGTGGCGCACATCGCATGGAGAAAACGGCCAAAGCAGTTTGTCGTATATGATCCTGTTCCGACAAACGAGTGTTTGTACGATGGAAAGCCGGTTTATACACAGCGGGTTTTGAAACTCGAAGAATACACAGTGCCGTTTTGCTCTAACTGCGATCACCGTTTGGACGATTGCGCCGGGAGTTTTTGTCCAGCGTGCGGTTCAATTATAGAAGAAAGGCGCAGAACATGAAAAAAGAATGTTGCACCTGTGCATGGCATGACGGCTATACATGGGTGTGCTTCAACGGAAATTCTGAGTACCGGGCGAACTTCACTGACCCGGAAAATACCTGCCCTGCATGGGAAGAAAGGAAAGAGCAAAATGAAAAAACTTGAACCGGCGGAAATCCGCAGACTGGCCGCAATCGCCCTCTGGTGGCTGTGTGTCGGCATTGTGTTGTCAAACCTGCTGTCGGTGCTGCTGCAAAACCTGACAGAGTGGATCATGTCGCTTGTCTGAGCGACCCGCCAAAGCCCCTATCTATATTATATAGGAAACCCGTCGTTAAATTGCCGCCCTGACGAGGCGGCAAGGGGCTTGTATACCGTAGATAAACTAAGGGACACACAGAGAGAAGAGCGCGGAGAGATGCGCTTACCTCCGGCGGGGAAAGGGAGTGCAGAGGGAAAACGAGGGCGGCGTTACAGCAGCCTACCGGGATAGAGAGCAAAGGGAACGCGGCCCGGTGTTTCCCCTCTGCATCGTTCCCCCTCTCGTGTTTGTGGCCCATGATTAAGAAAATTCCATGACGTTTGCGGAAAGGAGGACGTGGAGAATATGACCGGCGGCTTTAGAGTTCGGGAACAGAAATTTATCTGCGGTATGAATTATGCCACGGCCCCCTCTATGCAGGTAGACTTCTTCGAGGTGACAGAGCAGCAGCACAAGGCCAGCACCCGGAGAAAGAAAGAGCTTGCCACCAGCATTGCCAAGGAATCGTATAATCTGCGCAAGAGTGGTCGGTATTTGGAACTGCTGGCAAATCGGAACTTCCGACCCGGTGACTATTCCGTTACATACACCTACAACGAAGAACACCACCCCGCGCCCGGTGATCTGCAACGTGCCGACCGGGATTTTTCCAATGCCATCAAAGCATTGTACCGTATCTGCGACAAAAACGGAATCGAACACCCGAAGTGGATTGTGGTTTCGGAATACTGCACGATGGACGGGGACAAGCCGCTGGGCCGTCACCATCATCATGTTATCATGTCCCACCCGGCGGGGCTGACCCGTGAAATGGTTGAAAAGGCATGGGGTAAGCGCGGCAGATCGCGGTGCGAGCCATTGGAGTTTGACCACAACAGCATTGAATCCCTCGCAAAGTACATCACCAAGAACGTGCGCTGCAAACGTCACTGGCGGCAGAGCCGCGGGCTGAAACCACCGAAGATGCCGCGCCCAAATGACGGGAAAATGAGCCGCACCCGGCTGAAAGACGTTTGCGAGAACCGGCTGGAAGATCGAGACTACTGGGAGAGGATGTACCCCGGCTATACCCTGCACCGGTGCGAGTGCATCATAACCGGCAACGCCACCCGCCACCTGATCGTGCGCCTGTACCGCAAGCCGGAACAGCGGAGGAATAGGAGGAATCAGCCTTGAACCGTTTGACGCTGGACGACCTGCCGCCTAGATACCGGGCGCAGGCAGAAGCACAGATCGCGGCCAGAAGCCGGGGAAAGTGCGCCTTGCCGCAGTCTGTCCCCGCCGCAGTTGCCACCGCTGAAAAAATCGGCATGGACTTTGACAGCCGGGGCGAGTACGAATATTACATGGGGACGATTCTGCCCAAAGTGCAGACCGGGAAGATCGTGAAAGTGGAGCTGCACCGCACGTTCCTGCTCCTGCCAGAAAAAGAGTATGACACGGTGAAACTCCCGGCGGTGCATTATACCCCGGATTTTGTGCTGACCTATGCAGACGGCACGGTTGAAGCCGTCGAAGTGAAATCGAAGTTTGTCCGGCGGCAGCAGCGCGATTACATACACCGTCGCCGGATGTTCATTGACCTTGTGGCCGAGCCGCGGGGCTGGCATTTCATCGAGCATATCACCGCAGACACGGCGGCAGAGGTCAAAGCGTGGAAGAGTCTTGCAAAACAGAAAGGATGAAGAACATGGGAAAATCTATGCCGCCTGTTGAAGTGCGGAAGATGATGTACGAAAAGGCTGTCAACCGCTGCGTGGTCGCAAAGGGCGACACCATGAAGAACATGAAGCTCAACCGGGCCGCTGTGGGGCAGGTGGTGACGTACTGCGCCATCATTGCTGCGCAGAATCTTTTCGACCTTGATCGGGACGGGGTGGAACGCTGGCAGGCAGAGCTTATCCGGCGGAGCGAGGTGTACACGCTGGAAACCAACGTGTACGGCACACTGAAAGCACGGGAAAATCTGCGCAAGCGCACGGCCCCCAAGATGAAAGAGGACTTCACCCTGCCGGTCGAGAAGTGGCCGCGCAAAGAGTGGGAGAGGGTGCAGCTCTATGAACGCCGCGGCGCGGGTGATCTTGTGGCCCGGTTCTTTGTCGAGGTCATGGACGGTCTGGGCTACACCACAGAAGAAATCGCCGCCGCCCTGAAAGAGATACAGGGCAACTTCCGGCAGTTCCTTGAATGGTCGAAAGACGGCGAATATGTGGCCTACTACAAAATGGCCCAGTGCTATGAACAGGCAACGGGCATTGAAGCGGCGATAGACGAAGAACCCGGCGCGAAGCCGATCTTCGGGAAAGAAATCTGAGAGCTGACAGGCAGGAGGATAAACGCGGATGCAGAAAAAAGACACTGAACAGATTTTGCTCTACTATGGCAAGATCGAGAAGCAGCTTGATAGTGTCAACATGGAGCTGGCCGAGCTGCAAGACCGATACAGCCCGATCAAGGGCCTTGCGATGGACGGGATGCCACATGGCAGCACACCCGGCGACAGCACCGCGTCCCTTGCCGTCAAGCTGGCCGACAACGAAGCATACCAGAACCGGGAAAATGAGCTGATCGTCCGGCGGGTCGTGTTGAAGTCGGATTTACAGGAAATCCGGCAGAAATTAGACCGGCTGAACGATGATTACAAAACGATCCTGAAAGGGCGGTATGTCTACGCCGACCGGTCGTTACAAAAAACGTGGGAAAGCATTGCTATTTCCATCGGCAAAAAGAAGATCACCGCGCAGAGGTGGAAAGACGCGGCTCTGGTCGTTCTGGGCGGGATGTTCGATGAAATTCCCATGATCGAAGAAATCCTCTCCCGCGCGTATGACGCGCGCGATTAAAAGGGCCGATATGCTGGGTATGCCGGGAAAGTGATAGAAAATCTATCAGAACCGGCAGAAACAGTCGCCCGGACAGCGGGCAAGGGAACAGCCCGGAAAGCTGTCTATAAAGGCAAGTTGGTAAAGCTCTATGCGCGTGTGCGATGAACCGCTTCCGCAAATCCTCCGAACCGCTCAGAAAAACAAACTTGCGAATACGCCAAAATAGAACGCCCTCGGCGGGTAACTCCGTCGAGGGCGTTAGTTTATATTATCACTCACCAAAACGCACTGTGAAGCCGTCCAGCGGGTCACAGTGATGCTTTTGAAGCATGGCGTTGATCTTCTTGTCCTGTTCGGTGCGATCCGGCGCGGTCACGGTGTAGGGGTGGCCGGGATCGTCCTCGTCATAGACGGCGGTGCAGCCGTGCGGAACAGAGAATGTGCCACGGTTATAGGGGTCAAAGTAAATGTCAAAGTCGAATTTCCGACGCAGGTACTTGTCTAGCATGAAAGAGCTTTTGTCCAGATCGGTGCAGAGCCGATACCCGGCGGGATCGTCAATCCACAAAAGCACGTTGCCGCCAACAAGAGCGCGGGCGGAATCCTCTGAAAGAGTGCCGCTGTACACCTTGCCATTGAACAGGCTGGACAGGATGCCGAACAGCTCTTTTTGTGCCGTGGCGGGAAGCTGCTCGATGCGGTCAACAGCAGTTTCAAAATCTACGCCGTCCAGCTTGTACTTGATTTTGCTGGGATCGTGGATGAAATCACCGGGCATAAGATTAAGCTCCATTGCAAGGCGGTACTGGTGCTTGCAAGGCCGGGTGTGGCTACCGCAAACACAGCCGTTCGGCACGTCCAGCGTGACAACGTAGTTGCCGTGTCTACTGCTGAAATAGCCGGTCTGACCGTCAATGCAGGTCGGTGTCATGTCGGCTTTGAGGGCGGCAAGGTAGCTTTTGAGCAGCGGGCCGTCCGAAACGGTGGGAATGTGGTTCACCCATTCTGGAACCCTATTTTCGTCGGGGGGGGTAACATTACGACACATATTTTCACCTCGTTATGTTCTTTTTTGCGTGTGGCCGGGGCGTTCCCGGCTGGCGCAAAATCTCCACTTCAATGATAGCGCAAAACGCGAATAAAAGCAACAAAACGAGAAAAGAAAATCCCCGGCGGGATGTCCGCAGGGGATGGAAGAAATTCGTGTTCAATTCGTGGGAATCGTGAACGTACTGACCGGGATTCGTTCGGTGACGGTGAAAGTGTAAGTGCCGGGGCTGGTTTCGTGGCCGGAAACATCGACGTTCTCCGGCGCAAGGTGATGAACGGTGCAGAGCCGCATTTTTACATCCGCTTCCAGCACCTTTAACCGTTCGGTGGAAGTCGTGCTTTCCTGCTTGAAGTATTCTTTAGTCATTTCTTCCTGCATCTGGTTCAAGAGCTGGCGGACAAATTCGTTGGTTTCGCTGGTCATGTTTCGTTGTCCCCTTTCGGTTCGTTCTTCTTGAAGATGATCTTCGGAACGGTGGGCGGCTCACCCTGCTGTTTCATGTATTCGCTGATCTCGTTCGGCAGACCGACCGGAAAACCGTTTTCATCCAGCGGGCCGTCATAGCCGGAAAAATCTACCACATGAACGGTGGGCGGCTGGCGGAGCGTCTTGTAATACTGGCCGTCGCTGTAATTTACATCGGTTACATGATCCCACCACGCAATGTCGCCATGTTCGTTCTGGGCGGCTTCCATAGCTGCGCGGGCTTGCTCTTCAGTGAATCCGTCAAAGGTCAGGCGGGAATCGTCGGCAAATTCGGCGACAACACGCCAAGGCGCGAAAAACTGGGCTTCGTTCACAAAAAGACCTCCTTTTTACGCATTTTGTAAAGCACAGTTCAATCTCTGGCACGAAAAATAGAAAATTCGTTGATGAAAGTATAACACAAAAAGCCCCGGCGGGGAACCGGGAGCGGAAATTCAGCGGGCCGGTCGCCGCTGAAAAGTAAAGCCGGGGTTTCGTTCGGTCATTTGTACAACAAAATTGTCCGCCTGATCTTTCGTGAACCGGGGCGCAAAAACCTTGTTCATGCCGCGCCTACCGCCCCACGGGTCGCAGAGGGTGAAATGCTGATCTCCGGGGCCTTTGCAGTAGATGAAGTAGTAAATCGTGCTGGCCGCAGGCATACCGGGGTATCTGCGGGGCGTGGAACGTGCAGCAACTTCGACGGAGAACGCGGACAGCATCGCACACCCGAAAAGGTGGGTGCAGCAGTTCGTTTTGCGGTCGAAAATCGCGGCTCCGTCCAGATCGCGCCCGTCTGCCGCATACTCCTTGACAAGATAGGCAATTCGTGTACGGGCTTCGGCGACGGTGCGGAAACTCATATCTTCATCGGTGAAATCGGCGGAAGCGCAGGTGATAACTTGATACCGGTGGTTCGGATCGTATTCACGCATGGTTTGTATCTCCTTTTCGTTTCGTGGTAGCCTTGCGGCTGGGGCTGGGCTGCTTTACGGTGCAACCCGGCTAGAGTATCCGTTTTATGCGTTGAGCTGTAAAAGCGTGGCTTTCGTGGGGATCAGATGCCGTGCAAGGGTGTCTGTGTAACTCGCTTCGCCCTCGTAGCTGTCCACGATCTTCTGCTCTGCCTTGCTCATGTCGTGATAGGCTTTCTTGCCGTAGGACGGCGGCAACCATCCTTTCTTCTGGCTGGCGAACAGGTTAAATGACTTCAAAATGTCGTCATTTGAAAACTCAATGTGGCAAGTGCCTTTTTTGTAAAACGTGGCGGTGAAGTAGTGGAATTGCACTTTCTGGCTCTGTCCGGCTTCCCCGGCAGCTTTCAGCGTGGCCCGGAGATCATCACCGTTGTACTTCTTGCCGTTCGTGTCCAGATAGTGCAAGGTGCGTTCAATTCGTGACAGGCAGCTTTCCGCGTTCCAACTGGGTTCAAACCGCCCAGACCAATCGCTGAACGCTTGACACCGGAAAATCACTTTCTTGCCGACTTTGTACGCTTCGTTCGTACACCAGCCGTTGTAGTAGTGGACGTTCTTCGAGTATTCGGAATTGTAGTGCAGATTCGTCCAGTCGTCGAACAGTTCCACGATCTCGCTTTCGATGCCCTGCACGATGTTGGCGGACATTTCTTCCCGGATCGTGAGGATGTTGTAAGGGCTGAAATCGTAATCAACCAGTTCGGAAACGCGGTTGTGATATTCGTCCTGCATCGCTCTGGTTAAGTTGTCCCGGATTTGGGGCAGGTCAAAGAGCTTTTGCCAGTACAAGCCGCGCAAGCTGCGGATCGCTTCGTTATAGCTCTTGTTGAAGTTCAGCACTTCGGTTTCCTTGTCGTCTGCGGTAGCAGCAGAAAACAGGCTCTTGATTCCGTTGTACTCTTCGTAAATACGGCGGATGCCCTCGGCGGCGGCGTTGTACCGTTCCACCGCGGCGGCGATGGGATCAGCAGACACCAGCGCGGCAAGCTGCGGATCGGCTTTCATGTGGTCGGTCATTTCGTTGTTGAGTTCCAACCGGATTTTGCTTACTGGCTCCTTGTCGGGAATGTCAACGGAGATCAACGCCACTTCAACGCGGGCGGCGCGGCGGGCGTTCTTGAAAGCGTCCGGGATGTATTTGATCTGGGCGTTGAGTTCGTTTAGCTTCTGCGCCAGCTCTTTCCGCTCGTTCGTGTAGGGATTGCGGATCGTTTCGGCGTTGAGCAGACAGCGGATTTTGCCGCCGTCTTTCATGATCTCTAAAGCCTTGAGCAAGTGAGCAGCACCGGCGGAAAAAGGCGGGTTCATGATGATCGCCGCGTATTTCTTCGCGGGGCGGAACGTGAGAAAATCGTCATGCACCACGCGGAAACCGTCTTTCTTCAGTTTGGCGCGGAAGTCGCTGGACAGTTCCACACAGTCAAGATCAAACTCTTTCGCCTTGCTCGTGCTGTAACGGTCAAGTTCTCCCGTTTTGGGATCGTGCCGAATATCTGCGACGGCGTGAATCTGGCGGGCCAGTGCGCCGTCACCGGCAGAGGGTTCAAGGATGGGCTGCGGTAGGTGCTTCCAGCCGTATTTTGTGCTTTGCAGACTGTAAGCCATTTCCCACGCGAGATTGTCCGGGGTAGGGTAAAAGTCCCGGCTATCGTTCGGGGTCGTCATAGTTCGTTCTCCTTTTCGTGTTGGATTCACCCCGGCGGGGTGTGGGATCGGGTCGCTTTTCGTTCGGTGCGGCCCGTCAAGGCATCCGTTTCACTGCTGGGCTAAAATCGTGCTCAACCATGTGGAAGAATCAGCGCAATCAACCATTTTCGCAAAGTAGCGGCCCGTTACAAGCTGGAACGCATATTGCGTGGTGTAAGTGCCGCTGTACATTTCCCGGCTGCAAAACTCTTCGATGCTGTTCCGGGTGTGCCAGTTGCGCGGCGGCAACACGTTCAGCGCGTTCTCATAGTCCTGTTTCGTGATCTCGACCATTTCCGGGGTGAGCAGCTTTTCCCGCTCAAAGTCCAGCCATTCGCCGTAGGTCATGACGGCATAAGAGCGGGCCTTTTCTTGCGCAAGGCGGCTTTCCCAATATCCCCGGTCGCTTTCGTAGTCGCCGGACTCGATGATCTGGGTGATCCGCTGGATGCTTTCGGCGGTGCTCTTCCGGGCGGCGTTCAACACCTCTTCGGCGGTGCGGGGCGTGGGCCAGCCGGACACGGTGAAAGCGTAGATCTGGACGTTGGGAACATCCACAACAACAAGTTCGTTCTTCTCTTCGTTGGCGGTCATGGTATAATCTCCTTTTCGTTTTCGTGATTCACCCCGGCGGGGTGTGGGGCTGGGCTGCTTTGTGCGGTGCAACCCGGCTAGAGTGTCCGCGCTGGAATCATGCCAGCACACCGGCGGCGATGCTTGCAAAGTCGAGCTGTTGGACGCTGGGAACCATTTCGGGGGCGTTGTGCTTGTGGTTGAGTTCATCGAGAGCCATCACAAACGCGGCGGCTTCGCGGTCGCTGCTGATAAAGTCGCAACGGTAATTCGTGAATTGCTTGACAATGGCCGAAAATTTGGGGTCGTTCTTGCTCTTCTGGTCGAACGTCTTGACCGCTGCACGGTATTCTTTGCTGTCGTTGTCGTCGTGGGTGCGGTAAAAGTTGGAATACCACTTTTCAAAAACCGGCTCTAATTCTTCCATGCTCACGGTGACGGCGGGGGCTTCGTCTGCTGCTTTTTCGGCAGCTTTCCGGGTGGCGGTCGCCTTGCGCCATGCTTCCAGCGTGGCAGCTTGTCCGGCGCGGTCGGTTTCGGGAACGGCCATAAATTCGTGCATTGCCTTGCGTTCTGCCTTTTTGAGTTCGGCAACGTCGGCGGCGGGCTTCTTCGTGGTGCGGGGCTTCTTCGGGGCCGGTTTCGTGGGAAGCGGTTCAACGTGAACCAGTTCGGGAAGTTCGTGGTGCTCTTCAACGATGATCGGCGCGGGGCGGGCGGCTTCGGCGGCTGCTTTTTCGGCGGCTTCCTTTGCGGCCTTGCGTTCTGCTGCAAGCCGCTTGTTGTATGCGATGATCTCCGCCGTGGACTTGAACCGGGCTTGCGGGGCGGGCTTGCTGCTTTCAACCTGTAAGCAACTGAAAAGATGGGATTTCGTAGGGTAGTAATGCGGATCGGGTGCGGCTTCCTTGCCCTCTGCCGCGGCCTTTTCGCGCTGCTCTTTGCTGGGCTTCGTGGTGTACTTCCACAAGTAGCATTCAAGCAACGCTTTTTCGCCTTTCTTGACGCTCTTGCCCTCTTTCTTCCAGAAGTCGAACGTGTGCAGTTCGTCCGCTGCAAACATGATCTCAATGTCCGCGGCGGTGGCGGGCTTTTCGTTGCCGTCCTTGTCAACGATCTTGCAAGATGCAGCAACGGCGGCGATCTCTTCCGGGGTGTGGTGCGCGGTGGCGATCTGGTGCAGCGTGGCCGGGTCAAGACGTTCGGCGGCGGCGCGGATGATCTGTTTATTCGTCATGGTAAATACTTCCTTTCGTGTTTCGTTTTGCGGATCGTCCCGGCGGTGTGCCGGGGGAATGGGATCGGGTCGCTTTTCGTGGTGCGGCCCGTCAAGGTATCCGGCGGGGTCAAAGATCAGTTTTTCGTGATCCCTCTTCGGTGTGCCGCCACACGTCCACGGAATAACCGGCGCGGCGTAGCTGTTCGGCCAGTTGGTGCGCCCGGTCGGCGTTGTTGGCCCATGTGGTGAGGGGAAAACCCCGTTTCATGTAGACGATCTGAAAGCGCATTTTGTACACCCCTTTCAATCTTCGGTTTTGTCACAATCGTGGCAGAAAAAGCAATCTTCCACGGTGTCGTCTGTGAAGTCGTCCGGGGTTTCGTGAGCGTCGATCAGCAGATTCACCCGGTCATTGATCCGCAATTCGGTTTCGTTGTCCACGATGAAAAACCAGTCGTCACCGTCCAGCGCGTCACTGCACCAGACTTCAATCTGGTTTTCGTTGGTGGCGGTCATGCCTTGCACAATGGCCGGGGCGATATACCGCCCCAAAGGGCCGACTTTGTAGGGACAGGCGGCAGCGGCGCGGGGTGCGCCGGACAGCAGCGCGGCGGCAAGTGCGGCGGCGGTCAAAATTCGTTTCATGGTTGTTTCTCCTTTTCGTTTCGTGGTGTGGCTTTTCGTGCTTTTCCCCGGCTATTGTCGGGGCGTGGGATCGGGTCGCTTTTCGTGGTGCGGCCCGTCAAGGTATCCGGGGGCGGGTTAGAACCCCTGATTTTTCATCTGCTGGAGAATGTTCTGATAAATCGCTTCCCACATTTCAGCATTCCGCACGGCGGATTCATGCGCCGTCTTGCCGGACTTTTCATCACGGGCCTTTTCTTTCCAGTCACAAACCACGAAACCGACACTTGCAAGAACGGTTCTCATGTCCTCAGTGTCAAGGGTGATCGTCATTTTTTCAGCGTTCATAATGTAACCTCTTTTCTGTTTTGCGGTGTTTCGCTTGCTGTGGCTATATCATAGCATGATTCATGCAATGTGTCAAGCATGAATCATGCTATTTTACGAAATGCACAAAAAAGCATGATTCATTCCGTCAATTTTTGCATGGTGCATTCCGGGAAAATTTGATATAATGAGGACAGGCAGAAAGAGAGGTGACAAAAATGCCGCTCACAGACAAGAAAAGAATAACGAACGAACGCTATTTATCAAAGTTTGCGACAAAATCAATTAGAATCCCAAAAGAAATTGAAGAGGATTTGAACACCGCCGCCGCCCACGCCGGGGAAAGCGTGGCGGGGTATATCGTAAACGCCACGCGGGAAAGAATGGCCCGCGATGGATTCCAGCCGCCCGCCCCGGACGATACCCCGGAAGAATGACCACCCCGGAAGAATGACGCGAAAAAAGAGGTAGACACGGCCCGCCGCCGCGCCTACCTCTTTTTTTTCTGCCCTTTTCCGTGGGGCGTTTTCCGTGGGCGGCTTTTCCGTGGATCACACCCCGGCCCCGCCGCCGGTGTGAAGATCGCACCCGCCCGCCGCTGCTGCTGTCTGGACACGCCGCCGCGCCGATGATCCACGCCGCCGATCTTCACCCCGCGCCGCCCCGATGAGGACGACAGGCAGCACCCCGCCCGCGCCCTACATAGCTATATAGGAGAGGGGACAGCAGCCCCGGCCCGCGCTGGACAGCTCACCACCGCCACGGCCCGCACCTTGCACCGCCGCCCGCGCTGCTGCACCCCGCCGCGCTGGACACTGGACAGGACGCGCCGCACCGATGGGGACGCGCCCGCCCGATGAACACGACAGCAGCACCCCGCCCGCGCCCTACATAGCTATATAGGAGAGGGCAGCAGCCCCACACCGCCGCCCACACCGGCCACACCTCACACCAGCACAAGACAGCAGCACCGCCCGCCCCATACCAGCCACGGCCCCGCCCTACATAGCTATATAGGAGAGGACAGCAGCACCCCGCCACGCCGGATCGAACTGGTGACAGCCTGTCACCAGTTCAGCCCGCCCCGCGATACCTTTTAAGGATGCCCGCCGCCGGTGTTTTGCCGCTGTTTTTCCGTCATTTTGCCGGGGTTTGGGCTGTTTTGGCGGGATTTTTCCCGGATTTTTGGCGATTTTGACGGCTGAAAAAGTCCGATTTTTCGGTCTTTTCTTCCTTTTTCTGCCAATTTCCGGGCCACCGGCAAGGTACTGGGGAGGAAATTCTTTCCATTCACGGGTCCGAAAGCCCGAAAATTTTCTAGGTATAGGGGCTTTTTTGCACTTCCCCGGAGGGGGGTCTGAAAAAGTTAGGGGGGATTTTTTCGGGAAAATTTTCAAAATGATACACTGTGATACACTTTTCCGGGTATAATTGGTACAGTGAAAAGTAAGCGAAGCTCCACGGCGTTATGTCGTGGGGCTTTTTCTTTTGCGCGGATTCGAGAAACGGGGTGCAGGAGTGATGCAGGATGCCGAAGCGGAACGACAAGCGCGACACCGCCAAGGCTGAGTACGTCAAGCGGCGGAGGTCGGGCGAGAAGATCAACCTCAAAGAGTTTGCGGCCACGCTGGGCGTGACCTACGGCACGGTTCGCAACTGGAAGAAGATCGACCGGTGGGAGGATGCCATAGAGCGCAAGCGCGGCGGGCAACCCGGCAACAAGAACAGCCGGGGCAAGAAGAACGCCAAGGGCAACACCGGTGGCGGTGCGCCGGACGGCAACACCAACGCCGAGAAAGACGGCGCATATAGCACCATCCACCTTGACCGGCTGACCGAAGAGGAACGGGCGTGGCTGGATGCGATACCCACCGGGGCCAGTGCGAACAACGCCTATGAGTTGAAGCTGCTGCGGATTCAGCAGCGGCACATCATGGAGAAGATCGCGGAGTACGAAAAGTGCAACCCGGAAGAACTGTTCACAGCCACCATCACAGATATGCGCAAACCCGGCCCGGATGCCGAGGGAAAGACGGCGGACAGTGCCGTGCAGAAGATGGCGATGGTCAACAAAGACAGTGCCTTTGTCCGGGTGACGCAGTTGCGGGAAGCTCTGAACAAGGTTTCCGGCAGAATCATTTCCCTTACGACCCAGATTCGCCAGCAAGAAGAATTTGAAAAGCGGTACGCTCTGGAACTGGCCCGCCTTGACATTGCAAAGATGCGGGCGACCGGTGAGGTAGACGTAGACCCGGAGGGGGACGAAGAGGATGAAGAAGAAGCTCCACACGACAAAGATAGTGGCGCAGTATCTTGACCTGTCCGAACGCCGGGTGCGCCAGCTCCGGGACGAGGGGGTGCTGGAAGAGAAAGCCCCCGGCCTATACGATCTGCGTTCCAGCGTCCGGCGGTACATCAACTACCTGCGGGGCGACGAGGGCGGCAAGGCTGATCTCAACGAAGAGCGGGCGAAGCTGACCAAGGAAAAGCGGATCGCTGCTGAAACCGAGAACAAGGTGCGGAACGGTGAGCTTTACCGCAAGTCGGATATTATGACCGGCATGACCACCATCGTCATGAACCTGCGTTCGAGATTGCTTGCCCTGCCGAACAAGCTGGCGGCGAACATCGCCAAGCTGGACGGCGACGAGGACAAGATCATGGACTTGCTGCAAAGCTCCCTCCGCGAGATCATGGAAGAGTTTTCAAATTATCAGGTCGCATTGGAGCGGCCAAAGGATGATGAAGATGAACAAGACGGAGAAAAAACCGGATAAACCCGGAAGCGAGTGCAAGGGCTGTCCGTGGGGTAAGCGCATCCATCAGCGGCTTATCCTGTGTATGTTCCCGGAATGCGTCAGGGGTGAGCCGAAACGTGAAGAAGAAACGGATCGTAAAACTTGAACCGCAGACCGTGGAGCTGTTCGCGGAGGTTTTGAGCAAGCTCCGTCCGCCACCGCCGCTGACCGTCAGCCAGTGGGCGGACAAGTACCGGGTGCTGTCCGCTGAGTCCAGCGCAGAGCCGGGGCGGTGGCATACAGAGAAAGCCCCCTACCAGCGGGCTATCATGGATGCCATTGGTGATCCTCATGTCCGGTCGGTCGTCGTCATGTCAGCAGCGCAGATCGGCAAGACGGATGCTTTCATCCTCAACCCGTTGGGCTACTACATGGACTATGCACCCTGTCCGGTGATGTGTATGCAGCCGACCCTTGACATGGGACAAACGCTCTCGAAAGACCGCATTGCTCCCATGATCCGGGACACGCCCCGGCTTACCGGCCTTGTAGATACCAAGAGCCGGTACGCTGGCAACACCGTCATGAAGAAGAATTTTCCCGGCGGACACATCACCATTGTGGGCGCAAACAGCCCGTCCAGCCTTGCCAGCCGCCCCATCAAGGTGCTGCTGGCGGACGAGATCGACCGTTACCCCAAGAGCGCGGGAACTGAGGGGGATCCCCTTGATCTGGCAAAGAAACGCCAGACGACCTTTTGGGACTACAAGACCGTCATGGTCAGCACTCCCACCATCAAGGGGGACAGCCGCATCGAGGATGCCTACTTGCTTTCTACGCAAGAGGAATGGAACGTACCCTGCCCGGAGTGTGGGACATACCAGCCGTTCCTCTGGGAAAACGTCAAGTTCGACCCGGACGATCTCAACAAGGGCGTGAGCTACGTCTGCCGGGAGTGCGGCTGCATTGCGAATGAATACCGGTGGAAAGAGCAGGGTGTTCACGGCAAGTACGTTGCCGCCAACCCCGGCGCAGAATCCAGAGGGTTCCACCTGAACACGTTGGCTTCAACCTTTGTTGGCTGGAAAGAGGTCGTGCAGAAGTTCATAGAAGCCAAGATTGCCCTTGACCACGGCAACCCCGAACAGATGAAAGTTTGGGTAAACACCGAGCTGGGCGAAACGTGGGAAGAGCGTGGAATCCAGTTGGAGGACACCGAGCTGTTCAACCGCCGCGAAATCTACGCCGCAGAAGTGCCGGACGATGTTCTGTATCTTACTGCCGGTGTTGACGTGCAGGACGACCGCTTTGAAGTTGAGGTGGTCGGCTGGGGCGAGGGTGTGGAGAGCTGGGGCATCCGCTACCAGAAAATCTACGGCGATATGCTGTCGGATCAGGTGTGGGACGACCTTGACAACTTCCTGCTCCAAACGTGGCGCAAGGCGGATGGCACGGCCTACCCACTGTTGGCTACCTGCATCGACTCCGGCGGACACCACACCGACGCGGTGTACCGGTTCGCCAAGGAACGGCTCAACCGCCGTATCTTTGCGATCAAGGGCATGGGCGGCAGCGGAGTCCCGTTCATCCGCAACCCGTCCAAGAACAACCGCGTCAAGGCGGAGCTGTTCATTCTGGGCGTTGACGCTGGCAAGACGACCATCTACCAGCGGTTGGAGGTCAAGACCCCCGGACCGAACTACTGCCATTTCCCGTCCAACCCGGAAGCGGGTTACACGGAGGAATACTTCAAGGGCTTAACGGCTGAGAAGAAAGTGGTGCGGTTTGTGAAAGGCCGCTTGAAAGAATACTGGGAAATCAAAGACAAAGAGCATAAACGAAACGAGCCGTTGGACTTGCGCAATTACGCAACCGCGGCTCTTGCCATTTCTCGCCCTGTGCTGAAAAAGACGGACGCAGACGGAACCACCGTCCAGCCGGTCAAGAAAGCGCGGGGCCGTCGTCAACTTTCGGGAGGTATCTAAATGGCAGGAATTACGCTGGAAACAGCACAACGGATGCTGGACGTTTGGGTAGCCGCCGAAGAGAGCGTATCGCACGGCCAGAGCTACCAGATCGGCAACCGGTCGCTGACCAAAGCCGACCTGACGCAGATCGGTAAACGAATCGAATACTGGTCGAACAAGGTGACGGAACTTTCCCGCCAGCGGAACGGCAGGAACCGGATGGGGCATTTTGTACCCCGCGACCTGTAAGGGAGGGCTGACATGGGAATGTTTGATAGCCTGCTCACGGCGATTGCCCCGGAGCGGGCGGTGAAACGTGCTGCTGCTCAGTCGGCAATACGGGCAATCAATTCGGGCTACTCCAACTATGGAGCCAGTCTGCACAAGAAATCCATGCGGGGCTGGACATGGCACGGAGGAAGCCCGAAAGAGGACATCGAGGATAATCTTCGAGTCCTGCGGGAAAGAAGCCGCGATGCCTTTATGGGCGTTCCGCTGGCGACCGGTGCAATCAAGACGATGCGCACCAACGTGGTGTGCGGCGGCTTGACCCCGACACCCCAGATCGACAACGCCTTTCTGGGTATCTCCGATGAAGAAGCCCAGAAGATCAACGCCCAGATCGCACGGGAGTTTGGCCTGTGGGCGAACAAACCGACCTGCGATGCAGACCGGCTCGATAACTTCTATATGCTCCAACAGCTCGTGTTCACGGGTTTCCTGCTGAACGGTGACGCTGTGGCGGTGCTGCAAAACAAGAAGTCGCCCGGTGTGCCGTATGATCTGCGGCTGCGGATCATCGAAGCCGACCGGCTGTGTTCGCCCAGCTTCATGGACGTGCTTTCGCCCTGCGAGATCAACGGTCGCCATGTTGAAAAGATCGTGCAAGGTGTTGAAACCGATGCGGCGGGAATGGTCATTGCCTACTGGATTTGCGACCGTCACCCGCTGGCAAGCACGGCGGCGGCTGGTCTTGCAGCATCACACTGGACGAGAGTGGAAGCCTACGGCGCAAAGACCGGGCGGCAAAACATCCTGTGTCTGATGCAGCGTGACCGCGCCGGTCAGGTGCGGGGAGTGCCGCTGCTGGCTCCGGTGCTGGAAAGTTTGAAGCAGCTGGGACGCTTCACGGACGCAGAGCTGACCGCTGCTGTGGTGTCAGCCATGTTCACGGTTTTCATCAAGAAAACGGATCAGTCTGACGAGATACCGTTTGGCGAGATGCTTCCGCCGGAGGTGCAAGTGGATGCCCCGGACAAAACCAGTGTAGAGCTGGCTCCCGGCGCGTTTATCGACCTGAATCCCGGCGAAGATGTACAGTTTGCAGACCCAAAACATCCGACAACGGGATTTGAAGCGTTCATGAACGCCATTGTGAAGCAGATGGCCGCAGCGCTGGAAATTCCGTCCGAGGTGCTTTACAAACAGTTCAGCACAAGTTACTCAGCGGCGCGGGGCGCACTGAACGAGTTCTGGCGAACAACCGGGATGCACCGTGACTGGTTTGCGGATTATTTCTGCCAGCCGGTCTACGAAGCGTGGTTCCGGGAAGCTGTGTGCAAGGGCAGGATCAAAGCCCCCGGTTTTCTGGTTGACCCGGCTGTGGCTGCGGCCTACATGAACTGCACATGGAACGGCCCGGCAAGGACAAACCTGAATCCCAAGGATGAAGCCGCAGCCGCCCAGATGCGGGTGAACAGCGGCTTCTCTACGGCAGCACAGGAAACCGCCCAAATGACCGGCGGAAGTTACGAAGCAAATATGCGGCAACGGAAATCCGAAGCCGCACTGAAACGGGAGGTGGACGAAATTGCAGGAGCGCAAGCACAACAGCAAACCGCTGTTCCTGAACGGGACGGCGGCGACCCCGGCAAAGACGAATAATAAGAAATTTTGGGAGTTCCGCAATGCAGCCGACACCGGCGGCACGGCGGAACTTCTGCTTTATGGCTACATCAGCGAAACGAGCTGGATGGGCGATGAAGTGACCCCGAAAGAGTTCGCCGCTGATCTTGCGACGATCCCGGCAACGGAGGATTTGACGGTGCGCATTTGCAGCGGCGGCGGTGACGTTTGGGCTGCACAGGCCATCGGTGCGCTGCTGGAAAACCGGATCGGCACAGTCACGGCGCAGATCGAGGGCATTTGCGCCAGTGCCGCAACCATCGTGGCAAGTCATTGCAAGGTGGTCAAGGCGGCGGAAGATGCAACCTACATGATCCATCCCATCCGGGTGAACCCGAACGGGTTTGTGGACATGGCGGGCTTGCAGCAGCTTATGGATGCGCTGACCGTGATGCGTACCAACGTGCTGAACCAGTACGCCAAAAAGACCGGCCACACCGTCGAGGAAGTGGCGGCGTGGATGGATGCTACATCGTGGTGGTCTGCAAACGAAGCCAAAGAACACGGCTTTGTGGATGAAGTCACGACCGGCAACCAAACCAAGGCACAGGTCGAAAACCGCAACGGTGCGCTGTTCATCAACAGCGTTGCCGTGCCGGGTGCTTTCGACGATGCCCCTGAATTTGTACGAAACCGCGCTGTGGTGGCCCCTGCCGCAGAGGGCGGTTTTGTAAATACCACCGACAACAGCAACCCGGCGGAAGAGCCGGACAACGACAACGGAGGAACCGAAATGGAGTTCAAGAACAAAGAAGAGCTTCGGGCGGGCTGTCCTGATCTGGTCAATGAGATCGTGAACGATGCCCGTGCAGAAGCACAGAAGCAGGAACGTGACCGTCTTGCCGCCATTGACGAGATCGCAGACACCATCCCGTCCGAGCTGGTGGCAGAAGCCAAGTATGGCGCAAAGGCTTGCACCGCACAGGAGCTTACCTACCGCGCCGCTCTGGATGCCAAGAAGAAAGGCCATAAGCTGCTGGACGATGTGCAGGACGACGCACAGGCCAGCGGCGCAAATGCCGTGGGCGGTGCAACCGCTGGCGGTGTGGGCGGTACTGGCGTGACCAACACCAAGCCGACCGATGCCGAGAAGCGGGCCGCTTTCAAGAACCTGCTGCACCCCAAAAAGGAGGACTGACCTATGGCAACTAAGATGCTGAGTGAAAAGCTGGGCGAGGTCGAGTACGACAACCTGATCGTGGGTCTGACCCCGCCCAAGCGCGTCGGTGCTGGCAAGATCGCCAGCATCGGCAGTAAAGAAGCGACCTATACCCGCGGTACTGTGTTCGCCAAGAGCGCAAAGGACGGCAAGCTGTACATTCTGGGCAGCACCGCAGCTTCCGGCGACACGCTGACCGCTGACTGCATCCTGACCGACGACGTGACCGTCCCGGCCACCGGCGATGCGACCACCACCGTTTATCTGGCTGGCTGTTTCAACCCGGACAAGCTGGTGGTCAAGGACGAGTACACCATGACCGAAGCGGACAAGAGCGCACTGCGCATGAACGGCATTGCAGTCCTGCCCGTGACTGAGATGTGAAAGGAGGATACATACAATGGCTGAGATTCTTCTGAATTTCTTCGACAACATCATTCTGGCAGCAGCCGTTGAAGAGGTCGTCCCGGCGGTCGGCTTCTTCAAAGATCGCTATTTCCCGACCGGTGCAGGTGACATTTTCAAGGCCGACAAGGTTATTACCGAGTACCGCGACGGCGACCGCAAACTGGCCGCGTTTGTTGCTCCCCGTGTTGGCGACATTCCCATGACCCGCCGCGGCTATGAGATCAACAGCATCCAGCCCGCCTATATCGCACCGTCCCGTCTGCTGACGCTGGACGAGCTGACCAAGCGCGGCTTTGGCGAAGCAATCTATCCCGGCATGGACGAGCAGCAGAGAGCCGCCCGCCTGCTGGTGGATGATATGGCCGACATGGATGCCCGCATTACCCGCCGCGAAGAGTGGATGGCTGCGCAGACCATGATTAACAACGGCTGCGATATGGTGGAGTACATCGACGATGTGACGCAGGGTGACACCAAGCAGGTGCGCTTCTTCACCGGCGAAAAGAGCAACCACCTGTATACCGTGGCAAAGAAGTGGAACGAGACTGGCGGCGATTACCGCAGCGATGTGCGTAATATGTGCCGTATGCTGTCCTCCCGCGGCCTGCCCGCTGCCGATCTGGTTCTCGGTACGGATGCTGCTGACTACATCCTGACCGATGAAGCAACCCAGCGGCTTCTGGACAAGAACAGTGGTATCATCACCGGCGAGATTCGCCAGCAGCTTTCCAAGTACGACGGTGTTGTGCTCATGGGAACTCTGAACTTCGGCGGCTTCATGCTCACCGTGTTCAGCGTCGATGAAACCTACTCCGACGACCACGGCCTGACGAAGAAGTATTTCCCCGCCGATGCTGCTATGGTGACTGCTCCCAACTGCGGCCACATGATGTACGGCTCCATCACCCAGATGGATTACGGTCAGGTGAACTACTCGACCTATGCTGCAAAGCGTGTTCCGAAGTTCGTCGTGGATCAGGACAAGGACACCCGCAAGCTCCGTCTGGGCTGTCGTCCTCTGGCCGCTCCCAAGAACAAAAACCCGTACATCTTCGCCGCAAACGTGGTGGGCTAAACCGGAAAGGAGCAGCTACATGAAAATCGTTCAGATCATCGCCGGTGGTTACGGCCACCGTCCCAAGGCAAACGCCCCCGCCAAGCTGATTCTGGCGGGGGAATTTGTTTGCCTTGATGATGCCGAAGCCGCCCGCCTTGTGCAGCAGGGCGTGGCAGTCTATGGAGAACCGGACGAGGAAACCCGCGAGATCGTGGAACAGGCAGACGCCGACAGCGATGTGCCTGAACCGCAGCCCGCAGCGGAGGACAAACCGACCCGCAGAAAGGCCCGCAAGACCTCCGCGGAGTAACGGGTGCAACCATGACCGACTTTCTGGAAATGGCAATGGCCGACATTGACGAGGTTTTCTTTCAAGAGTTTGTCGAAAAGCACACCATCGACGGAGAAGAGTTCGATGTTGTGCCGTATGAGGTAGACCTGAGAGAACGCAAATCGCACTGGGAAGCCGGAGCCAAACAAAACTTCGACCAAGGCTTGTACATTTCGCAAAAGCAATTTTTTGTCCGGGCGGAAGATTATGGTCCCGCTCCGAAAATCGGGAAACCGATGGAGTATGACAAAATCACATACTCGGTGAAAAACTGCCAGACGGAACATGGCTTGTATCTGGTCACGTTGGAGAGGGTGCGGCAGTAATGGCAAAAGCAATCTACGATGTGCAAGTGCCGAACATCGGTGAGGTGGAACGTGCGCTCGGTGATCTGCACGACAAGGCTCCAAGAGCCATGAAAAATGCAGTAAATCAGACCGCAACGAGAGCCAAGAACATGATGGTGCGGCAAGCACGGCTTCGGTATGCCGTCAATTCTGCTGGCCGTCGTCACCTGAACGCGCTGAAAATTCGCAACAGGGCAACGACACAGAATCCAACGGCAGAGATTTTTATTTCCAGCCGCCGAAACGATCTGGGCGATTTTCAGTCAAACCCGGCTGTTCCCCACATGGGAACAAGTTGGGTGCTGTCGCCTGAGTTCCACACTTCCCGTGTCTTAAAGAAAAACCCGATGGCCCCGCTGACCGGCGGACAGACCGATTACGGTCAGGCGAGTAAGGGCTTTCTGGTGAAGTTCGACAGTGGACACGTTGGCATGGTGCAGAGGATTCTCGGTCGTCCGGCGACAAACCCGAAATCGACAAGATGGAGGAACAGGAACGGCATCGTAGAAAAACTCTACACCATGTCCAGCCCGTCGGCCAGTGCTATGCACAGCACGGTATGGCGGGAAGAGGTGGAGCCGGACAGCGAGATCATCTTGCAGGAGCGGTTACAGCATGAGGTGTCCAAAATTCTGTTGCAAGCCGGGAGGAAAGCAAAGTGAGAGAAAGCAATTATACGCCGGTTGACGCTGTGAAGTGCCTGCACGAAGAGCTGGAAAAGCTCTTCGAGGGCAAAACATTCAGTGGTCAGGGCAAAGATAAGCCACTCAACATCTTCGACTTTGAATTTCCGACCGACTTCGGCAACGACGAAGATGTAGACACAGTGGCCGCAGCCGCCCCTTTTATTCTGGTCAAGGCCGCAGGTTGGAGCATCGACAAGATGGAAGAGCCGGAACTGGTGGACATGAGCATGATTATCTGCACATACCAGACCCCCAGTCGCAATAAGGCGGAGGGAGCGCGGGACATGAAAGCCCCGGCGGTGCTGGACTTGTACAACATCATGCAAGATCTCGCCCAGCATTTCCGCGTTCACAACATCTTCGGCGACTATTTCAACGTGCTGCTCCCCATTGATTGTGCGATCCAGCAGGATAACACAAGTCCGTACTACTTCGCTACCGTGCAGATGGACGTGACCTGCCCCAGCATGAGCAGCGAGAACAACCCGGAAATTGAGGTGTTAATATGAGCGAGAGAAAGCAGACCGCCGCAGAGAATACCGCAACGGTGGAAAAGACCAGCCCTGTTGTGTACTGTGGTCCGTCCGTAAAGAACACTGTGAAGCAGTTTACCGTGTACAGCGACGGCGACGCGCTGCCGGATGCGGTGACTGACTTCCTGAACAGAATCCCGGCGGCACGGGGCCTGATGGTTCCCATCGCCGACTTCGCAAATACTCGCGCAGCTCTGGAAAACCCCAAGAGCGGCGCGGGTATTATTTTTGCCGCGGTTAAGGCGGCACTGAACTAAAGGAGGGAGTAACGCATGGCAGTTTATAAGCATGGCGTTTACGTCACTGAGCAGCCGACCGGTGTTGTTGCACCGGTACAGTCTACCGCTGGTTTGCAGGTGGTGATCGGTACTGCGCCGATCAACCGCGCCAGCGACCCCTATCACTGTACCAATGTCCCGATTCTGGCGACCAGCCTGAAAGAAGCCACCGCCGCCCTCGGCTACGATGACGACTACGAGAAGTACACCCTCTGTCAGAGTATGGGTGCTTGCTTCAAGGTTCTGGGCGTTTCCCCGGTCGTGTACATCAACGTCCTTGACCCGGCCAAGCACAAGAAAACTATGACCGAAACCACCGTACAGGTCAACAGCGGTGTCGCCACCGTTGCCGTCAAGGACATTCTGCTGGACAAGCTGGTGGTCAAGTCCGCGTCCACGGCTCTGACCGCTGGAACGGACTACACCGCAGCCTTTGACGACGAGGGTTATGTGACCATCGCCATCATCCCCGGCGGCAAGGCCGCAAGTGCGACCAGCCTGACCGTGAGCGGTACGCAGATCGACCCCACTGCTGTTACAGCCGACGATGTTGTGGGCGGTGTGAATGCACAGGGCGTGGAAACCGGCATGGAGGTAATTCGCCAGATTTACCCCGCGCTGAACATGACCCCCGGCATCCTGCTGGCTCCCGGCTGGTCGGAGAACGCCACGGTTGCCGCTGGTTTGCAGGCCAAGACCACCGGCATCAACGGTGTTTTCCGCGCAGTCTGCATCGTAGATGTGGACAGCTCCACAACCGGCGCAAAGATGTACACCGGCGTGAAGCAGCAGAAAGAGAAGCAGGCCATCACGAGCGCGAACTGCTACCCGGTCTGGCTGTACGCCAAGGTGGGCGATGTGGTCTATGCCGGTTCTGCTATGGCCGCTGCACTGACCGTGGCGACCGATGCAGCCAATGGCGACATTCCCTATGTCAGCCCGTCCAACAAGACGCTGGCAATCTCCGCCGCCTGCCTGAAAGACGGCACGGAAGTGCTGCTGGATCAGGAGCAGGCAAACGTCGTCAACTCGTTCGGCGTGGCAACGTGGCTGAACATGAACGGCTTTCGTCTGTGGGGCAACAATACGGCCTGCTACCCCGGAAACACCGACCCCAAGGATCGCTGGTTCAGCGTCCGCCGCTTTATGAGCTGGGACGATAACACGTTCATTCAGACCTACTTCCAGAAAGTCGATGATCCGCTGAACAAAAGGCTTATCGAAGCTCTGGTGGACAGCGAGAACGTGCGCGGCAACAGCTTTGTTTCCCGCGGCATTTGCGCCCGTCATGAGATTCAGTACATCGAGAGCGAGAACCCGACCACCTCGCTGCTGAATGGCTGCATCACGTTCCACAAGTACCTGTCCCCGTTCAACCCGGCGGAGGACATCGAAGAGCTGGTGGAGTTCGACCCCAACGCGATCTCTGACGCGCTGGGCGGCTAAACGAGAAAGGAGGATATGAGTTATGGCACTGGATACTAACCTGACCCCGGAAATTGTCAACAGTTTCAACGTCTACATTGACGGCGTGAAAGCCATCGCCACGGCCCCGGAGATCACCCTGCCGCAGATCACCTCGGAAACCATCGACGTTTCCGGTTCTGGCATCCTCGGCAAGATCAGCGCGCCGAACATCGGTCAGTTTGAGAGCATCGAGCAGGAGGTTTCTTTCAACCTCGTGTATTCGAGCTTTGTCAACGTGCTGTCCCCGAAGCGTCAGGTCAATCTGACTTTCCGTGTGGCGCAGCAGGCGGTCGATAAGAGCCTTGGCTATGCCTACAAGGGCCTGCGCATCGTCGAGGTCGGTCGTGTCAAGGAGTTCACTCCCGGCAAGATCAAGGCGGGCGAGGGCATGGAAGCAAAGGTCAAACTCGAATTGACGTACCTCATGATCGAGAACGACGGCGAAGAGATTATCGCCATCGACAAACTGAACGGTATCTACCGTGTGCAGGGTGAGGATATGCTGGCGGATGTTGCCGCTCTGATCTGATCCCAAAGGAAACGAATGACCGCCCCGAAAGACCGGGGCGGTCAATTTTTTGCATCTGACAGAAAGGAAACTTCATCATGGAGAAGAACATTTCTACCGCCGCAGAGCAGACCGAAACCGCAGAGGTCAAGAAGAACCCGAAGATCATCGAGCTGGCCCGTCCCTATAAGTTCGACGACAAGGAGTATACCGAAATCGACCTGTCCGGTCTGGACGGCCTGACCATCAAGGACGCGGTGCTTATCATCAAGAAGCTGTACAACGAGGGTGAGCTGGCCGCGATGATTACCCCCGAAACTGCCACCGCATACACCGACGCTCTGGCCGCAGCAGCAACGAAGCTCCCCATTGAGTTCTTCCAGTTGCTTCCCATCGGCGCAAGCAAAAAGGTACGCCAGACCGTACAGGCATCCCTCCGCAGCGCGACGGCAGAGGACGGCGACGACAAGGACGATCATAGCCACGTCATGAAGTTCGGCAAGCCCTATACCTACAAGGGCGAAACCTACACTTCCGTTGATCTGTCCGGTGTCGCCAACATGACCGGCATGAATGTCCGTCAGGCGGAGAACCGCATGGAGGAAGAGGACATTCGCGCAGCAGAAAAGACCCTGAACTACTACTACTGCTGCCTGATCGCTTCTATGGCGACCGGCAAGGACGTTGCGTTCTTCCTCGGCCTGCCCCTGTCGGAAGCTGTGCAGCTCCGCGCAGGTGTCAACCACAAGGATTTTTTCGCTTAAAGGGCGGCTACAAAACAATCAGAAAGGCGGCGATAGCTCTCGCCACAGTCACGCACACAAGCGCAGATTTTTACCTGAACTTGCCTGTGCGTGAGCTGGTGGAGATTCACGGGGAGGTTGCGGAGGAATGGCAAAAAATCAAGAACTAGAGCTTTCCATCCTGATCGGCGGTCACGTTGACAACTCACTTGCGCAGGCGGTGAAGTTGGCGAACACGCAGATCGGGAGCATTGCAAACGGCGCATCGAAGTTCGCGGAGAATATCGCCAAAGGTGCAGTAGCCGCCGCCGGTGGCATAGCCGCAGCCGTGGTCGATACCACGAAAGAATCGGTTTCGTTTGAAAGCGAAATGCTGGATGTGACAAAGTACGTTAGCGGACTGACGGACGACAGCGGAAAAGTCATTCGTAGCAACTACGAAGAAATGTCGAAAGACATTCTTGATTTGAGCACGGATATTCCGTATACCGCCGAAGAACTGACCCGTCTTGCGGCTGCTGCCGGTCAGTCTGGTAAGAGCATGGACGACCTGATAAGTGACGGCTTCCTGCGTGATGTTGCTGAAATGGGAACGGCTATGGACATTTCCGCAGATCAGGCGGGCGACTGGGCCGCAAAGTGGGAAGTGGCTTTCGACATAAACCACGATCAGGTTATGGAGCTGGCTGACCAGATCAACTATCTGGGGGCGCATTATGCGACGACCGCCGCAGAAATCGCCCAGACGGTGAATGACACCGGTTCTCTCGGCCAGATCGCCGGTATGGACGTTGCAAGTACGGCGGCTCTGTCTACGGCACTTCTGGCAATGGGTGTTGACTCCGGTAAGGTTGCAACGTCTATTCGCCGGATGTACACAAACCTCTCGATGGGATCAAAGGCGACCGACGCACAGGCGGCGGCATTTGAACAGCTCGGCTTTACTGCGGAACAGTTTGCAAAGGATATGCAGACGGATGCACCGGCAGCAATAAAGAGCCTGTTCACGGCCATTGGAAGCCAGCCGAAAGACAAACAGGTTGGCTATCTGAAAACGCTGCTCGGCCAATGGGCCATTGAATCCGGTGCAAAGCTGACCGGAAACCTTGACCTGTTCATAAAGACGCTGGACGATGTGGGCGATGCTTCTAAATACAACGGCAGTATGTACAAGGAGTTCTTGCTGAAATGCGAAACCTCCGAATCTGTGCTGACGATGTTGAGCAACGCATGGCGGGCTGTCCGCATCGAAGTCGGAAACAACTTCCTACCTATTCTGAAAGACGTTGCCGGGTTCGGCATCGAGAAGATCAACGACTTCCGCGCAGCCCTGCCGGATATAACGGCACGGGTAAAGGAAGTGATCGAATACCTGCTGAACAATGGCGACAAGGTAGCCGCCACGCTCGGCGGCATCGGCGCGGCGTGGGCCGGTATGCGGTTTGCGCCGCAGATTCTTCAAGTCGTCAGCGGGGTCACAAAGGGAGTGAGCGGGGCCGCTACCGGCGGCGGGAAGATTTTCAACGGCATCCGCACCATCGCCAGCGGCATGAGCTACGGCGCACAGATGGCGGGCATCCAGTCTCCGTCCATCGGCCCGCAGCCGCAAAACTCGTTCCTGAAAAATATTGCGACTAAGGCGAACGGTGCGGGTGTTGGCCTGTGGGCTACACTGAAAAACTTTACCGGCCTGACAAAGAACGATGGAAAAACAAAAATCGACTTTGTTCGAGACGTTATGGGCGCATCGGAACGCGGGCAGACCATCCGGCAGAGCTTCCCTTATATCAACGGCGTTATGTCTGCCGCGTCTGACTTCGGAAAGACGAAAATCGCATCCGGCATCGGTGGCGTTACCAAGCAGATTTTCACGGGAATCATCGGCCCGAACGGTATCGACGTGGCGAAACTTGCAGGAGGACTAAAAAACTTCGGTGGGGCTACGGCTGCTGTATTTGGAGCGATGCCCGGAAATGCTGCAAAAGCTGGCGTGAATTTCCTCTCAAAGATGAACTTTGCAAACGGTACTGGTTTGGGAAGAACCATCTACCGAATGGCAAACAGCACGCAGGGATTGAGCGGAAAGGCTGCTCTTGCGCAGATGGGGTACATCTTCAACCAGACGCGCCCCGGACAAGTGCTGTCTGGCGCAACCGGATTTGTTAAAAATGCAGCTCCGGCGGTGGCAGACTTCGGCGGCAAGGCGTTCGGGCTGGGCAAGGCCGTGGCATCGCCCGTCCTGAAAGGCGGCTTCAACATCTTCGCGGGCCTTATGTCCACATTCGGCCCAGTGATCGCCGGTCTTGGTTCTGTGATCGCGGTGGTCAGCCTGTTGGGAGATCACTTCGAGGACATTCGCCAGATCATCGGACAGGTGTTTGGCGAAAAGGGCCTGACGCTCTTTGATGGATTCACCGGGAAAGTGCAGGGCATCGCAGGGAACATCCACGACACATTGGCCGGTGCGTTCTCACTGGAAAACCTGCAAAATATCCAGCAGAGCTTGAGCGGGAAAAGCATCTTTGGCATCGACGATCTGGGAACTACGTTCGGCGCGGTGATCCCGATTATCGAGTCGGTAAAGGGTTTGATCGGTCAGATCGTAGACCTCGGCGTGAACCACATTAAGCCGCTGTTGGCAGATGTGTTGAGCTTCACGGTAAACGATTTGTTCCCGGCGGTGTCGCCGCTGATAAGCATGATTATCAGTCTGGTCGGCACGACCCTGATAAACGCAATCAAGCTGGTGGTCGATGTGATCCACGGCCTGCTGCCGGTGATCGAGCCTGTGATTCAGTCCATCGTTGGGCTGATAAAGGGCATCGTGTCGGTGACGATTACGGTCGTCAACGGCATCATTCGCGCTCTGAATAGCTTCTCGTTCACGGTTCCACAGTGGCTTGAAAATGTCCCGGTGGCGAAGAACTTCGCCGGTAAGACATTCGGCTTTAATCTGTCGGAAGTGGCAATGCCCGCTTTCGCCAACGGCGGATTTACCCGTGGGGTGAGCATCGCCGGTGAAGCTGGCACGGAAGCTGTCATTTCTTTCAAGCCAAGTGTCCGCGACAGTAACGTGGAAAACTGGGTGCGGGCTGGCCGTATGCTGGGCGTGTCCGGTGAGGATGCGACCCGCGCCGCCGGTGTGCAGAACGTCCAGTATTTTGCCAACGGCGGCTTTACCGACGGAAGCAAGGAAAAACTGAACAACCTGATCGATTTCTCCAACGCATACGGCGAATATGCACTCCGTTCCAACGGCATCAAGTCTACTGGTGATGTGGTGTCGATGATGTGGACGGTGGCAAACAACGCCATGTCTGGGGATGGCTCCTTGGAGCTGGTGGCGACCAGCATCGCCGCCGACGTTGCTCCCATCATCCTGAACAAGTATCTGGGAAGTGACAGCACGATAACAAAGGCCGTGACCGAAGCGGCCAAGACCTACAACGGAGGCACGGTGCTGTCGAGCTGGGAAAACGGTGTTCTGACCGACACCGGAACACCGCTCTATATGCTACCGCAGAGGGACACCGAGAAAACCCTGCCGGATATGCCGTCCAGTGCCTACCGCGCCGCGGGCGGCGGTGACGGCGGAAGTTCCAGCAGCATCAAGGATTCCCAGTTTGTCTTTTCGCCGCACATCACTGTCGGCAGCGGGACAAACATGGAAGAGCTTGAACGTGAAATGCGGAAGCTGTTTGAAGAGTTCAAACAGGAAATGCGTGAAGAAGAGCGTGAACAGGGCCGTGTCAAATATGCTTCGTAAGGGGGTGGCCTGATGGCGTACACGACAAAGAGCGGCGACACTTGGGACGGCATTGCGAAATCCGTCTACGGTGACGAGCTGAAAGCCGATGTGCTGATGGCCGCAAACCGGGAGTACATCGAGATTTACAGATTCGATTCCGGCGTTGAGCTAGTCACGCCGGACATTGAAGAAGAGGTGGCGGCAAACAATAACCTGCCGCCGTGGAAAAGGTAGGTGGTGATATATATGATTGCGATTCAGCCCAGAAAAACGATCCTGAAATTGGAGTACAACGACACCGATATTTCCGGGGACATTTCCGGGGATGTGGAGAGCTTCACCTATAACGACCGGGGAGCAGATTCGAGCGACAGCATTTCCATCAAGGTAAACGCGGTGGATGATAAGTGGATCAACTCGTGGTTGCCGGATAAGGAAGCTGTGCTACACCCGACACTCTGCACGAAAAACTGGATCGTGCAGGGCGACAGCACCCCGCTTGACTGCGGGACGCTGGTGGTGGATGATCTCAGCTATTCCGCTGGGCCGTGTGTGCTGACCATCGGCGCGGTGGCCCGCCCGAACGGAACGAGCTTCCACGAAAAGAATCAAGAGTACGTCTGGAAAAAGACCTCCATCAAGCGCATTGCTCAGACTATTGCCGACCGGTACGGGCTTGGGTGCAGCATGGATGCAGAGGATGTGGACATTGCACTGAAAGAGCAGGACGACACGGACAGTTCGTTCCTACAAAAACTTTGCAGCACATACGGCCTGATCCTCAAAACCTACCGTAACAAAATCTGGATTTTTGATCGTGAGGAGTACAAGAAAAAGGATGCAGTCGCAACCTTTACCCCGGCGGACATTGTGCCTAACTCTTTGAGCTGGAATACAACGCTTTCCGGGACGTACACCGGCGGAGAGTTCACCTACTCGAACCAAAAAAAGAAAGTAAACATCAAGGTCACAATCGGTACTGCCGACAGGATGCTGAAACTGAACCAGTATGCGTCCAGCGAAGCGGACGCAAAAAGGCAGCTTCAAGCGGCCATCGACAACAAGAACCATTCGGCCACGACCATTTCTTTTTCGACGATGGGAAACCTGAGTCTGTGTTCGACCATGTGCATCAATATAAAGGGACTAGGGAAACTGAACGGGAAGTATTACATGGACACCGTGAGCCACACGCTGAACAAATCTTCCGGTCTGGTGACGAAAGTTTCTGCAAGCAGAGTGGGAGGGTAACAGCATGAGCAGCGTTATCCGAATTGGCTCTGTGTCCAAGGTGAACTACGAGGATGGAACCATTGAGGTTACATACGAGGATCGCGCCGATTCGGTCACGGATGAAATCTGCATGGTTTCCAATGCCATGTACCGGATGCCGGTCGTAGGCAAGCTGGTCTGCGTCCTCCACAACTCAGACAGTCAGGAAATGGGAACGTGCATCGGCACGATCTGGAATGAGGACAACAAGCCCGTTGAGGGCAAGAAAGGCCGCTACCGGCACGACTACAACGACGAGCAGGGAAAAGCATTTGAGCAGTACGACGGCGACACCGGCGACTACACGGAAACCATCGACGGCAATGTGAAAGAAACCGTTGGGAAGAACGTGGAGTACACCGTCAAGGGTGACATGACTTTCAAGGTGGGAAGTTCCACCGTAAAGGTGTGTCAGAACGGAACGGTTGAGATCAAGGGCGTTACGCTGAACTTCAACGGAACGACGGTGAACATCAAGGGATCGACCGTGAATATCTCCGGCGGTTCCGGTGACTGCAAGATCAATGGCATTTCTCTGGTAAACCACAAGCACACTCATTCTGGTGCGGCCACGGCTGGCCCGTATGTTGTTGCTGGCGAAACCGGAACTCCGACACCGTAAGGGGGTGATCCTATGGCATGGGGCAGCATCGGATGCTATGCGGGACTGATATTTACGGTATCAAGTTGGCGTGTCTTGACACCTGCCAATATTGAGGGAAGCGCATCAAGCAACTGGGCAACGCACAGCGTAATCGGCGGCAAAGACAAGAGCGAGTACATGGGGCCGGGTTTGAAGTCGTACCAGTTTGAAATCCAGTTGGTTTCAAAGCTGGGCGTGAACCCGCGCAAAATCTTTGACGCACTCATGAAGCACTGTGAAGCTGGAACGATTGACTACTTCATCCTGAACAACAAACCTATGTCGCAGAATCCGTTCAAGTTGACAAAGGTGACGACAGGCTGGGGCGCGGTGCATCGCTTCTGGGGCCTGAAAGACGGCAAAGTTACGCTGACGTTGGAGGAATACGCCTTATGAGCAGCGATATGGAAACCATGACGCTGGGCGAGTTCGACGTTGAAATTGAGCCGTCTGGCAAAACCGAAGAACTGGATATTTACAACTGTCTGCTGACGCTCTATGGCAGCAAGGAGGGCGAACAGGCCCTTGACCGGGAATTTGGCTTGAACATGGAATGTTTGAGTTTGCCCGCCGAAGCTGCACAGGCGATGCTCACGGCAGAGATCATTCGCAAAACAAAGAAGTACGAGCCGCGGGCGGAAGTGCTGGAAGTGGAGTATGAAACGAGCCACAGCCAGCAAGGACGCATCCGGCCAAAGGTGGTGGTACAGATTGTCTAACATTGCCGAGTTTGCCGATATACCGGAGTACAGCGTTACCGGAAACCTTACGTTGCAGGATGTAAGCAATCTGGTGACGGAAATCTATACCCGGAACTATAAGGCCGTGAACGGCACGGCCCCGCCCCTGAACAAAGCAGACCCGATCATGCTTACGCTGCAAAGCATGACGGAGCTGTACTACATGATGATGCAGGTTGCAGAGAAACGCACCCGCTGTGCGCTGCTGAAAACGGCGACCGGCGCAGAGCTGGACAACATGGGCTTGCCGTTTGGTGTCAAACGAAACGGCGCGACCTATGCAACGGTGACAGTTCGCTTTTCTCTTTCGGCTGCATTGAAAACCGTAGCCATGATTCCGCAGGAAACCCGCGTCAAAACTGCCGCGGGCGTTTATTTTGCCACGATGGACTATGCGCAGATCGACATTGGAAAGACCTATGTGGACGTGCTGGCACAGGCCGAAGTGGTAGGCGCGGGCAGCAACGACATTCCTCCCGGCGTTGTCGATACTCTGGTTGATGCCATTCCGTATGTGGCGGCGGTGGAGAACACCGACACCAGCAGCGGCGGCGCAGACGTGGAGAGCGACGACAGCCTGACCCGTAGAATCTGGCTTTCTCCCACGACCTACTCCTGCGCTGGCCCAAAGGACGCTTACGAGTTCTGGGCTATGTCGTTTCGGTCGGACGTAGAGAGCGCAATCGCTGTCAGCCCGCGGGACGTGGCCTGCACGGTGTACATTTTCTTCATGCTGACCGGCGGAAAGATGCCGAGCGAAAAGGATATGAGCGAAATGCAAACGTATCTGATGAACGAAGCCCGCCGCCCTATGACAGACCGCGTAATCTGCAAAGCACCGGAAGAGGTGGAATATTCCATCGACTTCACCTATTACATCGGCTCTGGAAATTCCAAAGGCGCAAGCATCGTTCAGGAGAGCGTGGCAAAAGCGGTGGAGGAATTTCAGGAGTGGCAGCGTTCCATTGGTCGGGACATTAACCCGATGGAGCTGATTGCCCGCCTGCGGGCCGCTGGCGTGAAGCGAGTGGAGCTGCGCCAGCCGGTCGATAAGGTGATCGAGAACGGCATGAATTCGGGAAAAGCCGTTGTGCAGATTCCGAAACTGAGCGGAACGCCGACGATCATCTACGGAGGTATCGAGGATGATTAACCTGCGGGACGCAAGGATCACGGACGGCCTGCCGCGGATTGTTGCAGAACAGCCGTGGGCGCAAGTCCTGTCCGCTGTCTACGGAGAATTGCAAGACCGGATGTTTGAATATCTCGACACCGGCATGACGTTCTCCGAAGTGGACACCTGCGACGAGGGTGTGCTGGATCAGATGGCAATCTATCTCAAAATCGAATGGTACGATTCTGCCGCCGATATTGAGACGA